AATACGCTCGTTAATGGTGCTCATTTAGATCACCTCCTTACATTTTTAATTATACCATAGACTAATTAAAAAATCAATAAAAATATTTTAGTCACTCATAAAAAATGCTTGACAAGTTTAATTGCTAATGGTATAATATGAGCAGTTAAAGATAATAAAACAAAACGAGGTGATAAAATGAGCGAAAAAGCAAAAGCTTTAGTGGCCGAAACCGTAGACCAGCTTAACAAGCTGCCGGATAGCAAAAAAGATAAGGCAAAACAGATGATGGTGGCCTTCGCCGCGGGCATCGCAATCGGCGCGGAGCTGGCGGAGAAAAAAGAAAGCGGGGAGAGTTAAGGGGGTAGAACATCAATGATTTTAGGTTTGTGTGTGCTGACTTTTGTTGCGGTGCTCTCGATTATTATGATCGGGAGCGGAAAAAGAGTGGCTATGGCTATTTACGTCGGTGTGATTTGTCTATTTGTGCTTGCGTGTCTCGCAAATCACGGCTCATTTACCTAAGCGCATATACAAGCATAATTCCAACTCGCCGCTGAAACACGCGCCCCAGCTTTACCGCATGCCGCCCACCAACTGATCCTCCCCTGAAAACCATGGATGTACACTCCTTTCGTCCTAACAAACATAGATACTGCATAATTTTTGCTTTGGGCGGCAGGTGGTAGGGCTGGGGACAAAAATATAAATAAAGAAAGAGGTGGTAAACAATGCCAAGATTAAAACCATCGCCCGCGGAACAGCGGCGGCAGACATTTAGGTCGATTATGCGTTATAACGCCGACCGTATGGGCCTGACGACCGATGAGAAGACCGCGAAATACTTGGGTATATCCCCGCAGCTTTATAGCTACCGTATGCGCCACCTTTCGGCGTGGTCGTATGAAGACTTGTGCAACATCTTTAAAAAACTACGTTTCTCGCAAAGCGACATCGAAACGCTATTTAAAAATTAGAGGAAAGGAGGCAACAACATGATCTTAGTTTTGTGCGGCAGTATCGCCGCCGGATGCGCGATCATCACGCTGGCTTACGGCGCGGAAAAAATCCTCGAAAGAGCCGTAAAGCCACCGAGAAGAAGAAAAAGAGCCGCCCGCCCCGGTGCGGAGGTCATCGACCTCGGCAAATACCGCAGCTGGCGCGACGCCGTGCGCGTGTATGAGACAGTGACAACGGATAGAAAGGAAAGACAAGCGTGAAAGTTTACAAGGGGACATCTCTTGTCGAGGCAGATATATGAGAGCAAAAGAAAAGTGCCCCGGACTGCGGGAACAGTCACAGGGGCACAAAGACAAAATTACTGCTATTAGTTTAGCAAAAACGGGAGGAAAAGTCAATGGCAAAGTATAAACAGATCATGCAGGTGAGCCTTTGCGGCAACATCGAGCGCGACGCGTTTAATGTTGTTACCGTAAACGGCGGCGATGCGATGAATATGATCGGAAGATGCCTGCGAACGGAAGGCATTGAGCGCGGCAAAATCCGAACGGCGCGCAACGTGGTCTCCATAGCAAAAAAGGCCCCGGCGCTCGAGATCGAAAACGCTGATGATTTTATTGCATGGGCTACGCTCGACCATGAAGAGTTCATCCGCCAGAAAGCGCCGGAGATCAACAAAGTTGCCGTGCGCGACGCGCTAAAAGCGGGCGAGGAGCTCCCGGGGGCTAAATTGGTAGCCGGGTACAGACTGGCGGTGCGCTGATGGGTAACATGGATATTTACAACGCCGTGAGCACTGTGCCAGACAGCGCACAAAAGCGAATCACCGGCGGACGGCTCAACGGCATGACGGACATCAACCCTATGTGGCGCATACGAGAGCTGACAGAGCTATTCGGGCCGTGCGGCATCGGCTGGAAATACAAGATTGTGCGCGAGTGGCTTGAGACCGCCAGCACCGGCGAGGTGGGGGCGTTCGTGGACATCGAGCTGCAATACAGGATCACGCCGGATGCGGAATGGTCGGAGCCTATTCCGGGCACGGGCGGCTCAAAGTTTGTGGCAGCGGAAAAGGGTAGTAATCTGCGTGCATCAGATGAGTGCTACAAAATGGCGCTCACAGACGCGATCTCCGTAGCTTGCAAAGCTTTAGGCTTCGGCGCGGACATTTACTGGGAGGCAAGACGTACAAAATACAACACCGCCCCGCCGGAGCAGGACGAAGAATACACCTGCGCGCAGTGCGGTAAGACGATCCGCGACGGCAAAAAAAAAGACGGAAGCACTTGGAAAGCGGGCGATATTGCGTTGTACGCGCAAAAACGGTATGACAGACAGCTTTGCTTTGAGTGCTTGGGAAAAGAGATCAAAGCCGAAAAGGCGACGGAGAAAGCTGGTGGCTTAAATGGTACAATTTGATTTTACAGCTGCCCGCGTGAATGAAGACGGAGAGCTTTGCCTCAAAGTCATCAACACACCCGCCGCAAGACAGTTTGTGCTTGGTATGCGCGAGCGTATGTATACGTGCGAGGTAAAAGAGTACCGGCAAAAGCGCAGCTTAGATGCAAATGCCTATTTTTGGGTGCTTTGCGATAAGCTTGCAGAGGCGACGAACCAACCGAAAGAGCTGATCTACCGCGAAGCGGTGCGAAACATCGGCGGCAACTGCGATACGGTGTGCGTGATAAATTCCGCCGTGAACAAGCTGCGGCAGATGTGGCAGCATAATGGGCTCGGTTGGGTAACGGATGTACTGCCCAGCAAAGTGCGGGGCTGCACAAATGTGATTGTATACTATGGGTCCAGTACATACAACAGAGCGCAGATGGCGCGTTTGATCGATAATATTGTACAGGACTGCCGGGCGGTGGGCGTGGAAACGCTCCCGCCGGACAAGCTGGAAGCCCTGAAAGATGAGTGGGCAAGATGATTGGTGAGTGCTTTATTTGTGGTTGCTATGGTGTGGTCGAGCGGCACCATATATTCGGCGGTGCGCTGAGAAAGAAAAGCGAGCGCTACGGATTGGTCGTTACGCTGTGCCATAGCTGTCACAATGAGCCGCCCTACGGGGTACACCACAACGCCAAGGCGATGCAAAAACTGCACGAATACGGGCAGCGCAAAGCCATGGCGGGAAACGGTTGGAATATCGATGATTTCCGCCGAGAGTTTTATAAAAACTACCTTTAAGGTTGTTCTTCCGTCCGCGAAAGCGGGTTGCTGATCCGTCTTAAAGGGTATGTTTCAAAATTTGAGAGGTGAGGGCAAATGCCAAACATAGATGTAGGTATCCCTTACTTTCCTTTGCAAACGAGCCTCGATGAAAAGTTTGAACTGCTCGAAGCCGAGTTTGGCGTGCAGGGTTTTGCCGTTGTGATAAAGCTGTATCAAAGGATATACAGCCGCGGCTACTACTGCGATTGGACACCGGAGGTTGAGCTCCTGTTCGCCCGCGCGTGCGGGTTGGGTTGTTGCCCCGTCTCCGAGATAATTAAATGTGCGACCCGCAGAGGTATTTTTGATGCTGATTTGTTGGACAAATACAACGTGCTTACCTCTAAAGGCATACAGATGAGATATTTTGAGGCAGTCCGCCGCCGTAAAACGGTGGAAGCCGTAAGCGAATACCTCTTGCTACCGCACAACCTTTTACCGCCAAATGTAAGCATTTCGAGCTTAAATGTCAACATTTCCGGCGTAAATGTTGACAGAAAACAACAAAGGAGAGTAAAGGAGAGTAAAGGAGAGGAGAGTAAAGTAAAGGAGTATGCGCAGAGCGCGGACGAGTCCGCCTCAGCGCCGGCATACCGACTGATACTCCATGACGGCTCTTATTATCCGATAAGCAAAGAGGACATAAGCAAATGGGCTGCTCTATATCCGGCAGTAGATATAGAGCAAGAAATACGTAAAATGATCGGATGGAGCGAGGCAAACCCGCAAAACCGTAAGACAAAGCGCGGCGCACTGGCGTTTATCAACCGCTGGTTGGCGCGCGAGCAGGACAAAGGAGGGGCAAGACGTGGAGAGCTTCCGCGAAATGATACCGGCGTCAATCCGTATGAAAAGTACGGCGGTACGCTCGTTTGATGACTACCGACAGCGTCAAATCGCTGTGCTAAATGCACTGCCGGGCGATCTGCCCGGCATGGACTGCCCAGAGTGCAAAAACAAAGGCGTGATCTATGCGCTCGAAGACGGCTACGAGGTAGCGAAAGAGTGCAGCTGTATGGCGGTGCGCAGATCGTGGCAGCGGATAGAGAAAAGCGGTCTCAAAGATATTATGAACCGATACACTTTTAAATCCTACGAAATCCGCGAACCGTGGCAGGAACAGATCATGCGCAGCGCGTGCGATTATTGCCGGAGTCCCGAAGGGTGGTTTTTTATCGGCGGGCAGGTTGGCGCGGGAAAAACGCATATTTGCACCGCCATTGTAGGCAAGCTGCTCCAAAACGGAAAATCGGCAATCTATGCGCCGTGGAAGAGGATTGCGGCGGAGTTAAAAGCCTGCCTCAATGAGCCCGAATATACTGCGCGTATGGACGAGCTGATGAAAACAGACTGCCTTTACATCGACGATTTTTTGCGCACAGGCGCGGGCGAAAATGGCAAAAAGTCACCGCCGACGCAGGGAGATTTAAACATTGCATACGAGATCATCAACAACCGATACAACGGGCGCAAGCTGACCGTGATTTCTTCCGAGTTGACAACGGCGGAGATTTTGCAGCTCGATGATGCGATCGGATCGCGCATTGCCGAGCGGGCCCGGGCGCATACAAACAACATTAAGAGGGATATATCCCGTAATTACAGATTAGGAGGATTTTAAAATGAGTGCAAGCAATGGCGTACATATTATGGGGCGTATCACAAGAGACTTGGAGTTGCGGCATACGCAAAGCGGCACCGCTGTGTGCCAGTTTTGCGTGGCAGTAACACGCAGCTTTAAGGACGCTAACGGCGAGTACCAGTCGGATTTTATTGATTGTGTGGCATGGCGCAACTCAGCGGAGTTTATCACAAAATATTTTAGCAAAGGTGCGCTGATCGCGCTTGACGGCGAGCTCCAGACACGCAACTATACAGACAAGGACGGAAACAAGCGGAAGGCGACTGAATTGCTTGTGAGCAGTGCCGCTTTCACGGGCGAAAAACGCGAAGCCGCTGCAAAACCGACACCAATGGAAGATGATTACAGCTCTATTTCTGACGATGACTTACCATTCTGAGGAGGGCGCATGAAAATCAAATTTATTATACCGGGCGAGCCGCAGGGTAAAGCCCGGCCGCGTGTAGTGCGGATGAAATCCGGGCGCAGCATGAGCTACACGCCCGATAAAACCGTAGCGTATGAGGAGCTTGTGCGCCAGCGTTTTTTAGCTGAAGCACAGGGCAGGCGCTTCGCCGACGATGCACCGATAGATATAATCATCACGGCGTTTCTGGGCATTCCGAAGAGCGCCAGCAAGCAAAAGCAAATGCTGATGACGAGCGGCGCACTTTTCCCGCAGAAAAAGCCGGACTTGGACAATATCATGAAAATTGTGTGCGACGCCTTAAACGGTTTTGCTTACAGAGATGACGCGCAGATCGTAAATGCAAAAATTTGTAAGCGATGGTCTTCGAATATACCGAGCGTCTGGGTGACGATAGAGGGAGAGGAGCGCAAAAGCGATGGACATACGTAAATTTAGCGCAGCAGGCATTAAAGAGCCGTACTACATAATGCTTTCGGGGACAAATTGGCGGGCGAGCTGCCGAGGCTGCATATACCGGCGCGGGATAGGTTCGCGCGGAGACCGATACAGCGTATGCTGCTATTGCTATGATACAGGCCTCCCGCGCGGATGCCCGCCCGAAAAGTGCGACAAGAAACGGAGGAAACCATAAAGCAATGAAAGCTTTACAGCGATACCAAATGAACAAAGCGGAAAAATCGGCATTGAAAGCGGAAATAGCGAGGCAGGTGCATGAGCTTGATGAAAAGTTTTCGGCTGAAATCTGCGCCATGCTGCTTTGGGCATTGCACGAAGAGTTTGGTTTCGGCGCCGACCGTCTCCGCCGCGTGTGGGACTGCGTGGCGGTGCACCGAGCGGAATTACTCAAACATTACGACATGCAGGATAACGCCGAATTTATTTTGCTTTACAAGCTGCGCCAGATCGGCGTGGACGTGGAAAAGTGGACGGCGGAACCGCAAACGCAAAAGGTGGTGCTGAAAGAATGACGCAGCGTCTGGGCCCATGCCCGCAGAACTGCCCGGACAGATACGCAAACGAGCGCGAGACTTGTCACAGTACATACCAAAGGTACATGAGATACAAGCTCACAAAACTGCTTGAGGGTAAGCAGCGCGCGAAAGCAATAGACGAGGTAGGCTTTTGGCGCGACGTGGGTAAAAATCTGCGGAAGAAAAGCGAAAGGAAGGCAAAATAAAAGATGCGGCCGCAAATAAAGCAATGCGATATATGCAAAAACATATACGTATACCGGGAAAACAGCACAGAGCAAATCAGGATTATAGATTACTATGTTTTTTGGCGGCGTGAATGCGACAATATATGCCCGGAGTGCGTGAGAAAAATCAGAGCATTTTTAAACGGAGAAACGGAGGAACTAAAATGACAACGGAAGCATTCGGCGTGCTCGGATATATGATGGCGCTGATGAAAATGACAAATTATAAACTCAAGTCTGCGGATGTAATCGTGCTCAAAAATAGTTGTGAGCGGCTCCACAATTTGCTGATCCAAAAAGCGGATAAGCCCGGAGATGTAGATACAGGTGAATTGGATAAAATTACAAACGATATTGTGGCCGGGGCGATGATCCTATATTTTGGCGGGGGTATCGATACGATACTACCACAGGCAGGAAAGCGGAAAATCAGAGTGCCTGAAGCGAACGAAGTGACTGAAAAGAAGCGCCTTTTAACGGAAACGCCTATGAAATGCCCGTTCTGCGAAGGCGAAAACAGTAACGCGCGAGTATACGAGGACAAGCAGAACAAGGAATATTTCGTATATTGCCCGAAGTGCGGCATTGAAACGAAGGACTTCTTCACCAGCAAGGAGGAGGCGGTAAAAGCTTTTGAATCAGGCGAAAATCGGGACATTCCGAAGGAGAAATTAAAGTGACAACAGATAAACTCATCGAAAGGTGGATGAAGCTATGAACCGAAATGATTTACAAGCTATGCTACACTACACCAATGAGGTAGCAAAAATAATTTATGCTAGTGAAGAATGTAGGCATGGCGACTGTGACAAATGCGGATATTACGTGATATGTCAGATGAACGAATTATCACACTCTCTGATAGAGCGTGAAACACTTTAATTACATCGAGATACAACGCGTATCACGAAAAGTACAACGAACAATTTGAAATCTAAGAAAGGAAAAACAACAACAATGAACATCAAAAAAGAACAGATACTAACCATATTGCGCTTGATTGTTAAAGCGCAATGTGCTGTACAGCTTACGGACGTTTGCGTTGAAAGTGAGACATGCAATGGGTGCATATATAGTGGATATTGCAAGGGACTCACGAAAGCCCGTGAGGGTTTTATGGAGACACTTTATAACGAGGAGTTGACTAAAAAATGAGCCAAATAAATGAATACTTGGTGACAGCAAAGTGCGAAAACGCGTTTACGCACAAGCAAAGTATTGTGGAAATGCCTGCTTTTGCAACGAGCCGCCAAAGCGCAGAAATGCACGTGTATGGGCATATACGGGAAGCATACCCGGAAGAATGGGTAATTGATATAGTGGCGAATGAAGTGCGAAAAGGGGTTTGAAAGATGATAACGATTAGCACAAGAGATTACAACCCAAAGGAGGAATTAAAGTGACAACAGATGAACTCATCAAGGCGCTTGAGCGAATGAAAATGCTTAATGGAGGACGAGTGAATGAATGTATTAGTGGCTTGTGAAGAGAGCCAACGGGTAGCAATGTCTTTCCGTGACAAAGGACATTATGCTTTTAGTTGCGACGTTTTACCGTGCTCGGGGGGGCATCCAGAATATCACATACAAGGCGATGCATTGGGAATTTTGAATGGAGGTGATTTTGTAACGATGGACGGCAGAAAGCATCACGTAGACAAATGGGACTTGCTCATAGCTCATCCACCATGCACATATTTGAGCAATGCAGGAGCGGTGCGATTATTCAAAAAAATCGACGGAAAATCTTACGCAGAAACAGAAAGATTAAAAAAGGGTTTGGATGCAAAAGAATTTTTCATGGCTTTTTACAATGCCGATATTGATAAAATAGCTGTAGAAAATCCTGTACCGTCGGCAGTGTACAAGCTCCCGAAATACACACAAATAATTGAGCCGTATTTTTTCGGAGACCAGTACTACAAAAAGACGTGTTTGTGGCTTAAAGGTCTGCCGCCGTTAGAGCCGACGAACATAGTTCAGCCGCTTTGCTCATGGGTGTCTGGAGGTAGCAAAAAACCAGACGGTACGAAACGTAATAATATGGGCAAAACGCGAAACAGTAAATTAAGGAGTAAAACTTTTTGGGGAGTGGCAAAAGCCATGGCCGATCAATGGGGATAAGGAGGAGGGCAATGACCAAAGATTTACTTGAGGAGTACCCCGACATCTGCGCAGAGATTGAGGAGCTTGAGCGCGAGAATAAAACGGTGATAAGCGATATAGTACGCGGATCATCGGATGAGTTTCCGTTTACCGAACATCCAATCACCGTGCGCGGGCTTGGGCCGCAGAGATATGCCGAGCACATTGCAAAGCTCAAAGCGCAAAAGCAAGAGATAGAGCAATTTGTATTCGGCATCAAAAGCGCATGGTTGCGGCGCGTCGTGATGCTTCGTGCGTTCCACGGCTATTCATGGGACCGGGTCGCGGCGCAGATGAGCAAAAGCGGTAAAGTTCCGGCTATCAACACACTCAAAAGCCAGTATTATGATTTATTCAAAAATGAGTACGCGGGTAAAAAATAATTTTGGATTTTCGGCGTTTTTGTACCAAATGGTGCGATTTAAACTATATACTGGATAATAGAGATATTAGGTAGAGCGCCGGGGATTAGGTTCCTCGGCGCTTTTGCTATGCAGGAGGAGGGCGAAAAGATGAACAAAAAAGCATATCGCCCTTGCCCACGCCCAAGCGGCTGCGTGTGGGATACATACGCGAGGACGGGCGAGCATTTATGTATGCTTGCGGTTTGCCCGTATGCGCTCTGCGCCGCGCAGCTGAGCGTCGCACGGCTGACGGAGTATCTGCGGGAAACCGGGAAAAACGAGCGCAGCGATTCGGAGGAGAACCATGAGCTTTGATTACAACGCGCCGAGATGGCGGAGGAAGCGAGAGACTATACTGAGGCGGGATGGATATCTGTGCCGGTATTGCCTGCGGTATGGGCGGCGCCGTCAAGCGACGACCGTGCACCACATCGAGCACGCGGATGAACATCCAGAGCTTGCGTATAACGCAGACAATCTTATTAGTTTGTGTGAGGCGTGCCACAATAAAATGCATCCGGAAAAAGCAAAGAATGCGGGGAGGTATGGGATATGAGAGACCACAGAGATCCCCGCCCTCATCCGACGCGCCTTCCGGGGCTGTTAGGGACCGGCGGGGGTAACTCTTTCCAACTCTGGGCAGATTTTTGACAAAAGGGATGCAGAATATGACCAAAAACAAATGGAAAAAACTGATTTTGGAGCAGATGTCTGCACTTGGGGTGCAGAAGGACGCGTATGATTCCGCGGTGGAGACTTTGGCGGGAATCCTCGAGCAGCGGGACAAAACTTTCGGGGAGTTTCGAGCCTCCGGTGGAAAGTCGGTCATCAAGTACACGAACAAGGGCGGCTCGACAAACATGACGAAAAATCCGTTGCTTGTCCTTTGGGATGATTTGAACAAGAGCGCTTTGGCGTACTGGCGTGAACTTGGGATGACACCCTCAAGCTATAAAAAAATGACGGGAGACGCGCCGCGTTTGGAAAAGCCGGGCGGACTGGCTGCGGCGCTTGCCAGCATTGAATCCGGTTAAAGGGAAAAACTGGCCGGAGGTCCTCGAGTACGCCGAAAGCATTCGGGCTGGTCAAAAAGCGGCGTGCATGGAGTTGCGCCAAGCTGTGGATCGGTTCTTTTCAGACTTAGACAATCCCGAGTACTGGATGGATAGCAAAGCGCCTGAGTTTTGCATTCAGATTATCGAAAAAACGATCTGCCACCAGCAGGGGGAGAAGCTGGACGGCACGCCGCTGCGTGGTACGCCGTTCAAGCTTGAGCCGTTCCACAAATTCATCGTTTACAATCTTGTGGGATTTAAGCTGCGCGGGACGGACGTCGTTCGATTTCACGAAGCGCTGATCTTCATCCCCAGAAAAAACATTAAGACAAGCTTCGCCGCGGCGCTTTCCTGGGCGCTCTCACTCCTTTATCGGCGCAGCGGGTCAAAGACCTACATCGCGTCGGCGGCGCTGATGCAGTCGCTGGAGAGCTTCAATTTTTTGGACTACAACGTCCGCCGGATGGGTGAGGACGCAAAAAGCGGTGGGTCTGTCAAGATCATCGACAACAACAACGAGCACTCCATGGAGGCCACGCTTCCGGACGGCTCTTTTTTTATTCGGGCACTGGCGGCGAACCCGGACGCGCAGGATTCCCTCAACTGCAACATTGCAATTTGCGACGAAATTCATGCTTTTAAAACGCCGAAGCAGTATAACCTTTTTAAAGAGGCCATGAAAGCCTACACCAACAAGCTGCTGATCGGCATCTCGACCGCGGGCGACAACGAGCAGGCGTTCCTCGGGCAGCGGCTAAAATATTGCCGAAAGGTGCTGGACGGCACGGTGAAGGACGAGCAGTACTTTATCTTTATGTGCTGCGCAAATCCGGACGAAAACGGGAATATTGACTACACAAACCCGGTCGTGCATGAAATGGCAAACCCAGCCTACGGCGTGAGCATTCGCCCGGATGAAATCCTAAACGACAGCCTGCAGGCGCAGAACGACCCGCAGCAACGTAAGGATTTTTTTGCGAAAAGCCTGAATGTCTACACGAACGCGGTCAAGGCGTATTTTGACATCGAGGAGTTCCGGCGGAGCGACGCCAAGTACAGCTGGACGCTCGATGAGTTGGCAAGGTTGCCGATCGACTGGTACGGCGGCGCGGACTTGTCGAAACTCCACGACCTGACAGCTGCGGCACTTTTCGGACATTACAAGGGCGTGGACATCGTAATCACGCATGCGTTTTTTCCGGTTGTCGCCGCGCATATTAAGGCGGAGCAGGACAACATCCCGCTTTTTGGTTGGCAGGACGACGGCTGGCTTACGATGTGCAACAGCCCAACCGTTAACCATGCGGATGTGGTCAACTGGTTCGTGGATATGCGGAAACGGGGGTTCAAAATCCGGCAGGTCGGGCACGACCGAAAGTTCTGCCGAGAGTATTTTATCGGCATGAAATCGGCGGGCTTCCAAGTCGTCGATCAGCCACAGTATTTTTACAAAAAGTCGGAGGGCTTCCGGCATATCGAGCAGAGCGCAAAAAACGGCACTCTTTTTTATTTGCACTCGGAAGCCTACGAGTACTGCGTGGAAAACGTGTCCGCCGTCGAAAAGACGGATGACATGATCCAATACGATAAGGTGCAGCCGGAACACCGCATCGATCTTTTTGATGCGTCGGTGTTTGCCTGCATCCGATACCTCGAAAGCCTTGAAAAAAACAGGGCGGCGAAGAAATGGTGGGGTGAAGCTTGAGCAAGAAGAAAAGAAGCAGGCCTGCGCCGCGCGCCGAGCCGGTGCGCAGGAGCATCGCCTTTGCGGGCGCAGACCTGTGGGAATCTATCGAATGCCGGGGCTACGTGAGCCTCGCGCAGAATCCCGAGATTTGCACGGCAGTGGACACGATCGCGCGGCTAATCGAGAGTATGACTATCCATCTGATGGAAAACACGGAGGCCGGTGACGTCCGGGTCAAAAACGAGCTGAGCCGCAAGGTGGACATCAGTCCGAACAACAATATGACTCGCGCGGCGTTTATCCACTGGATTGTCAAGACGCTGATGCTCGAAGGAAACGGAAACGCGGTGGTGTGGCCGGAAACGCGGCGCGGAATCCTGCGCGACCTCAAACCGGTGCCGCCGGCTTTTACAGCGTTCGTCCCGGACGGCATGTGGGATTATCGTGTGGTGATCGCCGGGCAGGAGTACGACCCGGACGACGTGCTGCACTTTGTTTTAAATCCCGGAAGCTATTACCCGTGGAAAGGCGAGGGCTACCGCGTCGCGCTGACAGACGTCGCGAACAATCTCAAGCAGGCGGCCGCTACAGAAAAAGGTTTTATGTCCAGCAACTGGAAACCAAGCATCATTGTCAAGGTTGATGCGCTCACGGATGAATTTGCGAGCACGGAAGGGCGCAGAAAGCTCCTGCGCGAGTATATCGACACAGCGCAGGCGGGCGAGCCATGGATGATCCCGTCCGAGCAGTTTAGCGTGGAACAGGTTCGGCCGCTCACGCTCTCCGACCTTGCGCTCGCGGATTTCGTGCAGCTCGATAAGCGGACGGTGGCGGCCATTCTCGGCGTGCCGCCTTTTGTTTTGGGTATCGGGGATTTCCAGCGGGACGCATGGAATAATTTTATAAATTCCACAATCATGCCGATTGCCAAAAGCATCGAGCAGGAAATGACAAAAAAACTCCTTTATGATCCCGCGTGGTTTTTCCGTTTTAACCCGTGGAGTTTGTACAACTATTCGATCACTGAGATGGTATCCGCCGGAGCCGAAATGGTAGACCGAATGGCGCTACGGCGCAATGAATGGCGCAGTTGGGTAAACATGCCCCCTGATCCGGATATGAACGACCTGCTGGCGTTAGAAAATTATGTCCCTGCGGATAAGCTGGGAGATCAAAACAAACTGAACGGAGGTGACAACACATGATGTATAAACGCACGGCTGTGGCGCGGAGCGACGGTTTCTGTACCCGTGCCGAGGGAGGGAATCTCTATATCGAGGGGTATTTCGCCGTATTCGGGAGCCGGTACGAGCTCTGGGATGGCGCATATGAGACGATCGAGCCCGGCGCATTCGACGGGCAAACGAATGGAGATGTCCGGGCGCTCGTTAACCACGACACGACACTTGTGCTCGGCCGTACAACGGCGAGTACGCTTTCGCTGCGCGTAGATGAGCGGGGGCTTTGGGGCAGCGTCACGATCAATCAACAGGATCAGGATGCAATGAACCTTTACGAGAGAGTGAAGCGTGGCGATGTAAATCAATGCTCTTTCGGATTTGACATCCTCGATCAGGATGTCGATTACAAGGACGGTGTGCCGACGGTGTGGCGGATTAAGGCCGTGAAGCTCTACGAGGTTTCCGTCGTTACGTTCCCGGCTTATGAGGATACCTCGGTAGAGGCGCGCCGAAAAGATTTTGAGCAGGCAGAAAAACGCAGAAAAGAGGAATGGCAGGCAAGGATGAAAAGCCGCCTGAAAGGAGAAGACAATGGCACTTAAAGCAATCATGCTGCGCCGCAGCATTGAAAAGAAGCAAGCCGAGCTGGAAGCGCTCCGACAGAAGGACGCGGAGTTTTCCAAGCGTGAAGCTGAACTTGAGACGGCGATCAACGAAGCAGAAACGTCGGAGCAGGAGCAAGCCGTCACCGAAGAGGTAGAGGCTTTCGACGCGGACAAGACTGCGCACGAAGCAAAAAAGGCTGCGTTGGCAGGAGAGATCGAGGGCCTTGAAGCGGAGCTTTCCGAGGCCGAGGCAGCTGCTCCAACAAGAAGCAAAGAAAACCATCTCACAAAAGAAAGGACGGAAAGAAAAATGGAAACCAATATCAACATCCGCGCGCTGCCCATGAGCCGACGTGCGTTTGACGCGCTGCCGATGGATCAGCGCAGCGAAATCGTAGCCCGCGAGGACGTACGCGAATTTTTTGCGCAGTTGCGCAGCATGAAGGGCCAGCAGCGCGGCGTATCCGGCGCGGAGCTTACGATTCCGGTCGTTTTCCTCGACATGATCGCGGAGAACATGTACCGGTACTCTAAATTGTTGAACCGCGTGCGTATCCGCAACGTCAACGGCGAGGCGCGCCAGACCATTGCCGGTACGGTGCCGGAAGCAGTGTGGACGGAGATGTGCGGCGCGATCAACGAGCTGACCTTTGTCTTTAATCAGGTCACGCTTGACGGCTTCAAGGTCTCCGGCTATGTGCCGGTGTGCAACTCGATCCTCGAGGACAATGACATCAACCTTGCGAGCTGGATCGTGGAGATGCTCTCCGAGAGCATCGGCCTCGCGTTGGATAAGGCGATCCTGTATGGCAAGGGCGCGGCGAGCAAGATGCCGCTCGGTATCGTGACCCGCCTTGCGCAGACCTCGAAGCCCTCCGATTATCCGGCAAATGCGCCGGAGTGGGTCGATCTCCACACCAGCAACATCCTCAAGGTGGACAGCACGGCCGAACCGATCACTTTCTGGTCCGCGTTGGCTGTCGCGGCCGGAAACACCTTCACGCGCTATAGCCGCGGCCGCCAGTTCTGGGCGATGAACAGCAAAACTTACGCTAAGCTTCGCGCGAAGCTGATCGCGTTTAATTACGAGGGCGGTCTTGTCGCGCAGTTCCCGGGCACAATGCCGGTCGTCGATGGCGACATCGATGTGCTCGAGTTTATCCCGGACGGCGACATCATCGGCGGCTACGGCGATCTGTACCTGCTCGCGCTGCGCGCCGGTATGACGATCGAGTCCAGCCGTGAGGTGCAGTTTATCCAGGACAACACCGTATTCAAAGGCAAGGAGCGCGCGGACGGTATGCCGGTCATTCCGGGCGCATTTGTTGCGATTAACATCAACAACGCAGCGGTCACGACCGTGATGGACTTTGCCGCAGATACCGCAAACGACGCGCAGCTTACCACGCTGGCGGTTGGCACAGAGACGCTGTCGCCCGTCTTTGCAACGGGTACATACAGCTATACGCTCGCACCCACCGGGACGAGCGCAAAGATCGAGGCAACCAGCAGCCAGCCGGGCGCGAAGGTGGCAATCAGCTACGACGGCCAGAACGTGCGCAATGGCGGCACAGTGACATGGCTGACGGACGGCGCAGCGCATCCGCTTACGGTCACGGTTACGCAGGGCAACGCAGTGCGCGTCTATACGGTCTCGGTAACAAAATAAAAAAACAAGGAGGTAAGCGGAGTTGACATTGACGGATGAAGACATTCTGGAGATTTTAAAGGTTGACCTGCAGGTTTCGAGCTCTGCGCTCGACCTGTATCTGCTTGTACTCATCGCATCGGCCAGAGCCTACATCGCGCAGGAGGGCATCACGCTGACGGATACGGTGCAGGATGCGATGCTCGTCGAAATGTATGCCGCTTACCTGTACCGCCGCCGACGCGAGGAAAACGTGCAGATGCCGCGCATGCTGCGGTGGGCGCTGAACAATCGGCTTTTTGGCCAGAAAGGGGAGGCAGATGGATGATCTCATTTTGCTAATCTCTGAAAGCTATAAAAAAGACGCGATCGGAAACGTCACGGTGACGGAGACAACAACGTCAGTATGGGCGCACCTGCAATCGGTCACGAGAGCAGAGTGGGCAGACGCCGGGCAGAACGGCCTGCAGCCGCAGCTTGTCGCCGTGACGCCGATCGTAAATTACAACGGCGAGCAGATCGTACAGATCGGCTCGGGCGAAAATGCGCGTCGGTATGCCGTGTACCGCACCTACTTAGACCCGGACAACGACAGCATCGAGCTGTATCTCGAGCGAAAGGCGGGTGTGGCGCGTGGCGCGAAAAATCCGGTTACAGGAGCTTGAGATCGAGATCGTGAAAGAGCTCAAGGATTACAGCGACGAGGTCGCCGAAGGTATAAAAAAAGCGGTGAAGGACGTGGCAAAAGAAACGGTTCGCACGTTAAAAGCGACATCCCCGCGGGATACCGGCGAGTATGCGCGCGGCTGGACGTCCAAGGTGGAGTTTGAGAGCCCGGAGGACATCCGGGTGCGCATATCCAACCGAACGAAGCCGCAGCTCACGCATCTGCTCGAAAACGGGCATGCGAAGGTAAACGGTGGCCGCGTGGACGGCAGGCCGCATATCCGCCCGGCCGAGCAGGCTGCTGCAGATAAGCTCGTGGGTGCCGTAAAAGTGGTGATTAAAAAATGACGCTGGAGAATCTATATCAGCTTTTGGAAAGCACAGGTTTGCCCGTGGTATACAGGGCATGGCCGATTAACGGAGCGCCTGAGCTGCCGTACATCTGCTATCTCGCCGCATACAGCAACAACTTTTCGGCGGACGGCGTCGTATACCAGCCGATCGATCATGTGCAGATCGAGCTTTACACAAAAGATAAAAATCCCGAAGCGGAGGGCAGGGTGGAAAACGCCCTGTCCTCACTCTTTTGGGAAAAATCGGAAACCTATATTGATACGGAAAAATGTTATCAAATTTTGTACGAAGTTGAGGTGTAACAATGGCGACAAACGAAAACAAGGTGCAGTTTAACATCAAAAACGTGCACTACGCGGTGATGACCGCAGACGGCGAAACGCCGACGTGGGAAAATCCGGTCCCTGTGCCGGGCGCCGTGAATCTGTCGCTCGAGGCGAGCGGCGAGATCACGCCGTTTTACGCGGACGGCGTTGTGTACTACAAATCCAGTTCAAACAACGGCTACGAGGGCGACCTCGAAATGGCGCGATTTATCGACAAGATGCTGCAGGATGTCTGGGGATACGTGCTCAACGCCACCGACAAAACGATCATTGAGAATGTGGGCGTTGAGCCGAAGAGCTTCGCGCTCCTTTTCCAGATCGACGGCGACGCCGACAACGACCTGTACTGCATGTACAACTGCACGGGCACGCGCCCGGGCATTGTCGGCGCGACGAGTACGGACACCAAGGAGCCGCAGACGCAGACCAGCACAATTTCCGCGACGTCCCTCGAAAACGGCAACGTCTTTGCACGTACAACCAGTGAGACGCCGGAGAGCGTTCGCAATGCATGGTTTACGAAGGTCTATATGCCTTCCACCGGCCTTGCGGCCTGAGAAAGGGAAGGCATATGGAAAAAAGAATTCAGATCGACGGAAAGGAGGTGGGGTTTAGGGCTTCGGCCCTGACCCCGCGCCTTTACCGGCATAAAATCGGACGGGACATGATCCAAGACCTAAACAAGCTTCAAAAGGCGTACACCAAAGCGCTGCAGCGCATCCATGCCGAAAAACCGGCAGAAGATGCGCCCGCCGAAGAGCGCGAGGCGTATGAAGCGCTTGTGCACGAATCTCAGCTTGACGTGACCGACCTCGAAATTTTTGAAAACGCCGCCTACATCATGGCACGGCAGTATGATGCCAACATCCCGGACACGCCGGAGGGTTGGCTCGACGGATTCGAGACGTTTTCGATCTACGAGGTGCTTCCGGCGATCCTCGAGCTTTGGGCGATCAATGCTCGGACGACAGCAAAGTCTAAAAAAAAATAAGACAAACTGTGCGTGAAGCAACCGGCGCAACCTTTATGCTCCGCTGCGCGGAGTTGGGGCTGAGTCGTGAGGACCTCGACGATATGACGGTTGGAATGGTCTACGATATGCTGATCGAGCAGGCGAACGACCAAGAAAAATATCCGTATAAAGCAACGCAGGCGGATATTAACCGCTTTTTTCCGAAAGGGTGAGTAGATGGCGGATCGAATCAAGGGTATAACAATCGAAATCGGCGGCGATACGACCGCACTGTCTAAAGCGCTTTCGGGCGTAAACAAAGAGATCAACACGACGCAAAAGCAGCTGCGCGACGTTGAGCGGCTGCTAAAGCTGGACCCGGGCAACGTCACATTGCTCGAGCAGAAGCAGCGGCTTTTGGCGGACAGCGTGGAACAGACAAAGCAAAAGCTGGACTCGCTGAAAAACGCCGAAAAGCAGGTGCAGCAGCAGTTTGCACAGGGAAAAGTCTCGCAGGCGCAGTACGATGCACTGCAACGCGAAATCGTCGCGACGGAAGCGGATTTGCGGAAAGCCGAAAAGGCGGCGTCCAGCTTGCAAGATGAAATCGCGCAATCAAAGGGCGAATCCGCTTTAAAACAACTTGGCGACGCGGCGTCCGAGACAGCCTCAAAGGTCAAGAAGATCGACGAGAAGCCGATCGAGGACGTAGAAGATGCGGCCAAGGACGCAGACGACGCGCTCGAAGAAGCGGGAGACAGTGCGTCCAGCTTCGCGGATCACCTCAAAGCCGATGTACTTGTCGAGGGAATCAAAGAAATCGTTTCCGGAATTAAGGATCTGAACGAGGAAACCAAAGAGTACCGCAAGATCATGGGCACGCTGGAAACCTCCAGCGAGGCGGCGGGATACTCCGCGGAGGAGACAAGCGAGGCTTTTTCGCAGCTTTACCGGGCGCTTGGGGACGATCAGTCCGCTGCCACAACAACAGCAAACTTGCAGGCGATCGGTGCGTCGCAAAAGGATATAAACAGTCTGATTTCGAGTGCCGTCGGCGCTTGGGCAAAATACGGGGACAGCATCCCGATCGACGGTCTTGCGGAATCGATCAACGAAACAATCCGCGCCGGACAGGTGACGGGCACATTTGCGGACGTCCTGAACTGGGGCAGCAAAGAGGGCGAGACCTTCGGCGTGATGCTCAAGGAAAACACCGAGGAAAACGAGGAGTGGAACAAGGCGGTGCAAGAAGCTTCCAGCGCCGAAGATTTTTTTAATCTTGCCTTGCAGGACGCCGAAACGCAGGCCGACAGGACAAACCTCGTCTTACAGGCTATGGCCGATCAGGGCCTCAGTGATGTCGGCGATGCATGGTACAGCAACAACAAGGACATCGTAGACGCCAACAACGCGCAGCTCGAATTTACAAAAAAGGCAGCCGAGCTTTCGGAGCGTGTGCAGCCTGTACTTACAGCTGTGCAGGAGGGCATAAACGGCATTATGCAAGCGATTTTGGATGCAACGGCAGGCATCGACATGGATACCATCGTCGGATACGTCCAAAGCTTTTTTGATGCGATATCGAACGTCGTATCCTTTTTGATTGAAAACAAAGAAATCGTAATCGGTGTAATCGGAGCGATCGGTCTCGCGCTGACTGCGCTAAAAATCGTCGAGTTTGTGCAAAGCGTGATCAGTGGTATTTCAGCAATTTCCGGTGCGCTGTCATTCCTTGCAGCAAACCCAATCGTGCTTGTGATCGCGGCCATCGCCGCACTGATTGCAGTGCTGGTGCTGATTGTCACAAAGGGCGAAGAGATCAAGGCGTGGTTGGCGGGATTTAACGAGTGGCTGCAGGGCGTTTTTGCTACGGACTGGACGGAGGTTTTCGGCCCCGTCTTAGGCAATGTGCTGAATGGATTTTTTGCGCTGCTGAAAGGCATCTGGGACGGCGTTTATCAGGTTCTCAACGGTGTAATTGATTTTATTCAAGGCATTTTCACCGGCAACTGGGAACAGGCGTGGAGTGGTGTGCAGGAGATCGTCTCGGGCGTGTGGGACACTATCACTGGGATAATCACAGGCGCGTGCGACCTGATTGAAGGCATCCTTTTGGGGCTGGATAGTTGGCTGCAAGGCGTCTTCAAAACGGACTGGACGGAGATTTTTGGACCCGGTTTGGGAGACATTATCAACGCTTTTATGAAAAATGTTGAAAACACTTGGAACGCGATTAAGCAGATTTTTCAGGGTGTGCTCGATTTCATCAAAGGCGTTTTCACGGGCAACTGGAAGCAGGCGTGGCAGGGCGTCGTCAACATCTTCGGCGGCTTGTTTAACAGCCTCATCAACATGGTAAAGGCGCCGTTAAACGGCATCATCGGGCTTTTGAACGGCGCGGTCGGTGCGATTAACAGCTTGATCGGAGGCTTAAACTCGATCAGCTTTACAATGCCGAAATGGCTCGGCGGCGGGCATTTCGGCCTCAGCATCCCGTATATCCCGAGTATACCGTATCTGGCAAAGGGCGGTATCCTCTCGCAGGGCTCGGCGATCGTCGGCGAAGCCGGACCGGAGCTGCTCACAATGATGGGCAACCGCGCCATGGTGCAGCCGCTCACCAACAACACAACCAACCAGACCGACCTCGGCGGCGTCAATATCACGGTATACGGCGCGCCGGGTCAGGACGTGCGGGCGCTGGCGGATATCATCATGGATGAGATGCAAAACGCAACAGAAAGAAAGGCGGCGGTTTTCGGTGCATAAATTTTGGTTTGCCGGGCATTGCTGCCGCGAGTACGGTATCTATGTCAGTGGCGAAAACACCTTCAACGGCCCTGAAAGGGGCTATGAGCTCGTGTCCATCCCCGGGCGGTCCGGCGATCTGATCCGAGATAACAAGCGATATAAAAACATCACGGTTTCTTATCCCGCTTTTATCCACCGCGATTTCCTACGGAATACCGATGCGGCGCGCGCATGGCTTCTCGGCTCGCCGATGAAGTACCAGCAGCTGGAGGACGACTACCACCCGGACGAATATCGTATGGCGATTTTTACCGGACCGCTGGATTTTGACACGCGGTTTTTGAACCGGTCGGGCGAGATGACGCTAAATTTTAATTGCAAACCGCACCGGTATATCAAGGCGGGCACGTGGGTGCAGGCGCTCGAAAATGGGCAAATCCTGCTGAACAACTGGGACGAATCGCTTCCACTGATCCAGATCACGGGCAGCGGAAGCGGCGTGCTGACGGTCGGCGGCATCACCGTGACAATCGACAGCATGGACGGCAGCTTGACGCTGGACGCCGAAACGCAAAATGCCTACAGCGGCCTTGAAAACAAAAACGGCACGATCCGCATCTCCGGCGGCGAGTTTCCGACCCTGCCTGCCGGAGAAACGCGGATTACTTGGAGCGGCGGCGTCACTGCGGTGAGAATCACGCCGAGATGGAGGGCACTATGAAACCGATTCTTTTTCCGTCCACCGCGACGGAGTTTAAAACGCAGGGACTTGGCGTCCTGACGGATGCGATCAGCTGCACGGTCACCGAGGAGCGCAACGGCGCTTTCGAGCTGACGATGCAGTACCCGGACACCGGCGTGCATTTTGACGAGATCACGGACCGCTGCATCATCTATGCAATCCCAAGCCCATACCGGGCGCCGCAGCCTTTCCGCATTTACCGGATCACGCGGCCGATGAACGGCGTCATCATGGTGTACGCGCAGCATATCACCTACGACCTTTCCGGCGTGCCGCTCAACCCTTTTACAGCGATTAATGCGCCGGATGCGCTTTCAAAGCTCAGCCTCAACGCGGCGGTGAATAGTCCCTTCGTTTTTTGGACGGACAAGTCAACCGTCGCATCTTTTAGTGTCTCTACACCGTCGTCGACGCGCTCGGTTCTCGGCGGTTCATCCGGCTCAATCCTCGACGTGTACGGCGGTGAGTATGAGTGGGACGGCTTTACCGTCCGCTTGTACGGCCATCGCGGCTACGACAACGGCGTCGTGATCAGCTACGGCAAAAACCTGACGGACATCGAGCAGGACCGCAACATCTCCAACGTGGCGACCGGCATTTATCCGTATTGGACAAACGCCGAGGGGGCGCTCGTGACCTGCGATCCTAAGATTGTCAACGCGCCGGGCACATACGACTTTACGCGCGTCGTGCCGGTGGATTTTTCCAACGATTTTGAGACGCAGCCGACGCCGGCGCAGCTCAGGGCGCGTGCGGAAAAGTATGTCGAGGACAACAAAATCGGCATCCCAAAAACGAGCATCACGGCGAGCTTTGTTCAGCTCGAGCAGTTTCCGGAGTACGAGGATCTTGCGCTGCTTGAAAAGTGCGACCTGTGCGACACGGTGACGATCCGCTACCCGCGGCTTGGCGTGGAAGCGAAAGCCGAAATCGTCAAGATCGAGACGGACGTGTTGCTTGAGCGGTATAAATCCGTCGAGATCGGCGACGTGCGCACCAACATCGCGGACACCATCGTCGGGCAGCAACAGGAAATCAAGCAAAAACCGAGCGAGACTTACTTGCGCGAGGCAGTGCTTGCGCTTACGGAGACCATCCTCGGCGCATCCGGCGGCGCGGTGCGCTTGTTGGATACCAACAACGACGGCATGCCGGACACGCTGTACATAGCGGATGATCCGGACCCGACCAAGGCGCGCAATGTGTGGCGCTTTAACCATGAGGGCTGGGGTGCGAGCGATAGCGGATATAACGGGCCGTTTTCCTATGGAGCCACGTTGAAAAACGGTATGGTCGCCGATTTTATCACAGCCGGCACGCTCAACGCTGATCTCGTCAACATCGTCAACTTGATCGCCGACCATGTGGTGAGCCGAAACGCTGGGTTTGAGATGGACCTGTGGGCGGCGGTGCTGAGGCTGATGGAAAACGACAACCTACGCGTGCGCATCTACTCGACAGCCCAAAGCGCCGGAGGCATTGTGCAGGTCTTTTCCGGCACCGTGACAAATGAGGGAGGCCTAGGCGAGGACGGCTCTTACTCGTACCTCGGACCGATCGGCGCGGGCGTGGGCGAAAAAAGTGACGGAAGCTATACCGGGACGATTAAAACTGGGACGCTGGTCGTCTACAACAGGGTAAAAACCGAAAGCGGAAACTCAATCCTGTCCGTAGTAAACGGGCAGCGCATCGGGCACTTTGACCGGCTCGCCATCGGCGATAACGCGGATTTTAGCGTGTCGTGGGTATGGGACCCGCAGCTCGGTCGATACGTGCTCTGCAGCAATAGCTAGTAGGGGAGGACGATAAAAAATGCCAATTGAAACAACGGCGGCGCTGCGCGTCGACATGCTCGACCCGGGCGCGCCGCAAATCATACACGCGGTACAGGACGACAGCAACAGCCGCAAAATCGCTTTTAACATCTACGCGGGCGGCGCGCAGTGGGCTGTGCCAGACGGTACGCTTGTGACCGTCCGCTACAAAAAACCGGACGGCACCGCAGGCTTTTACGACACGCTGCCCGACGGCAGCACGTCGGCTGCGATGATCGACGGCAACGTCGTGACCGTGGCCCTTGTGCCGCAGGCTTTTACGGTGCGCGGAAACGTGCCGGTACAAATCAAGCTGTACGATAGTGCGGGCACCAGCATCGCGACGTTTGCGGTTGTGATGCACGTCTCGGCCAACGTCGTCTCAGACGCGGAGATCGTCTCGTCGGATTACTACAGCGTCCTGACCAAGCAGATTGCCGATGTACTCGCGGCGGCGGAGGGGATCGATGGCAACGTCACCGCCGCGCAGGAGGCGGCACGGCAGGCGGCATCTTC